GATATTGTTGCTTTACATTCGTGAAGCTCATAACTATTATTAAGGTTGGCTCTGCTATAAAGCAGGAAATATTAACATTAGAAAGGAGAAAGATATGCGAACAGCAACTACAACTTCTAAATCTAAGAGTATGCCGCCAAAGGTTGTTGCAGACAAGCCTATAAGCAAAGCACAAGTAACAAAAGTGCCAAAGCCTGTCGCAAAAACTAGAGGTGCAGCGAGAAAAAACTACAAGTTCAGTGGCACTATGCCTGAGCAAACTGGTTTTACACCGCAGATGTATGCTCTATTACAGACTATTAATGAGGCTAAAAAGACTGAGCTAGATAAAACTGGTTTTACTGCTCAAGATTTAGTAGCATTAGCTGTAAAGAAAGGATTCTTGTCTACTTGTCAAGACCCTTTAAGAATTTTCAGATTCTACAAAGATAGATTAGTAAGTGAAGGCTTCTTATCTGAAGTATAATTTGGAAAAAGTAGGTGTTTGAGTCAACTGCCCTACTATAAAAGAGTTAGTTGTAGGTCGATTACCACCGAAGTAAATTAGGTAATCAGTAGTGATAGATTGGTTTTCATTAATCTTACAGTCTATCACTACATTTTATTTATGGGAGTTAATTATGGTAATTACAATAAAGAAAAATGACGGCAGTGTAGTAGAAACTAATGCTATAGCACTCGCTCGTAAACTCAACAATATAGTTGTTGATAAAATGGCTGACGGAGTTCTAGGAAAACCAGATATTCGATGGGACCAAGCTGATTTTATTAATTGTATGATTGATACAATCGACACTATGTTTACAGAAAAAGATTTCAAATAACCTTGCTTTACTTTGCTGTTAATGGTAAGTAAAGTAGTTATATAACTAATAAAGAAAGGAGAAAGTTATGAAAGCGATATTGATTGACCCTTTTGACCAATGTGTGTCAGAGGTAGATTACAACGGTGATTATAAAGAAATTTATAAATTAACAAATTGTCGTTCGTTTGATTGTGTAAGGTTAGACGATACTAACGATATGTATGTAGATGATGAGGGTTTACTTAGAAATCCTAATCGATATTTTAAATATGGTGAACATACTATCGCAGGTTGTGGTTTGATACTTTCACATAATGATGAAGGCGAAAGCGTAGGCACTGAACTTAGTAGTGATGATGTTTATAAAAAAGTAGAATTTTTACCAGAAGGTCATACTGAAGAGCCTTATATGGAATTTTTTTCAATTAGGAGTTAATTATGCCAAATCATTGTAGTAATCGTGTAGAAATACATTGTAAAACAGTAGAACAAGCTAAAGAAATAAAAGATTTTTTACATTCTGAAGAAACTTGTTTTGACTTAAACAACATAGTGCCAAAACCTAATTGGCAAAAAACACCTCTAACAGGTAACGAAACTGACTTTACAGGAGCGAAACAGAAACTTGGCAAAGTTGGTGAACTACCTGTAAAAGATGAAGCATTCCCAGAAGCAATCGGTACATATTGGAAGTTTGCTAGCACTGGTAAACAAGACGATAGGTGGTATAACTGGCAAATTATTAATTGGGGAACTAAATGGAATACGTATAGTGATGAATTATCTTATATGGATGACGATACTTGTTTATATTACCATTTTGATACTGCTTGGTCGCCACCAGAACCAGTAATTGAAGCTTTGCGTAAAATATATACTGAAGATATGGGGGTATCTATTACAGCATGGTTTGATGAACCAGGAATGGAAATCGGGGGGTATTATTAGTGCTTTACTTTGGCGTTTATGGTAAGTAAACTATTAGTAAGTTTTAGCTGTAGGATTTTATTATTTTTCACTGCAGCTACACGAGGGTGTGAATGGTAAACAACAGTGCACAAAAGCCTAAGAAAATCCACTTAGCCACACCCTCAATTTTAGAAAGGAGAATATATGGATTTACAAAAGATATTAGACGAAACATTACGGCATATCAGTAGGTTAACATACTATTTAGATATGTCAGATGAAGATAGATTACGAGCATATAAGTTCGTATCTTCAGCTATATGGGATTACCACAGGATATACGAGCCTTATACTAAAATCAAAGTTGCTGATGTGAGTCACTTTTTTGATATATGGTTTGATGTTTATTATGGTAATGAAGAAAAATGTTTATGTGGTTTACCTTTATCGTTAAATGGTAAAAACTGCTACGAACACATGACTAAAGGGTATTAATATGTTAGTTCAAAGTAAAGATGTAAATACAATTAAAAAGATAATTAATTTTTATTGTGATATAAGTGATGATGAAAACGCTAAAGATAGAGTCCAACATGCTTGGACAAATATTATCCAAGCCTTACATCATGCTCATACGCAAAATACTATTATGATGTTAGCGAACATCGATACTAGATTAGATAGGCAAAAAGATGAAAGCTAATTTATTAAAACTAAAAAATGATAAAGTGAAGATTCAAGTACAAGCATCGATAATAGATGTTTTAGTTACAGAGCCAAGTTTACCTTATTGGAAAGCTAAAGTAGTATTAAATAGAGTGGCTAGAGATTTTAATGAGGAGATATTATATGAAGGATTACAAAAAGAAATCGAAAGATTCATTGAAAACTTCGATAAATCAGATTCCAAAACATTTGAGACATCTGAGTAAATGGAGGATTAACGCACTTAAATATATATTTAGAGGAAAGTTATGAGAGAAAGTAGAATAATACAAATAGAACAGTGGGCTGAAGAACGTGGTCTGCTTATAGACTCATCAGAGTATAAAGGTTATGCTTATAAGTATCACGATATACAAGCACAAACGATGAAACTTATGGAAGAAGTAGGTGAAACTGTCAAAGCTATAGCCTATAAAGATTCACAAGGAGTTATGGACGGTATTGGTGATTGTGTAGTGGTGTTGATTGTATTAGCAGCACAACATAATATGACGTTAGAAGAATGTTTAGAACACGTGTGGGATGAAATAAAAGACCGCACAGGAAAATTGGAGGACGGATTATTTAAGAAAGATTGATTATGGTAAAGTCGAAACTAGATAGACAATATATAATGGGACAGTTAGGTTTCCCGTCACTGTAAGGAGTATATTGTTGGGTTTGAAAACTTTATTGATACTGCGATTGTGAGGAGTAAAAGGTAATTGTTACAGCGATTACACTCGGGCTATAAAGTGGTTCAATATTAACAAATGCGACGGGTTGAAGAAACCCCGAGTCGATGGAGGGATTTAATTAGTTCTGACTTTACCTCCTGAACATTATATGCTACCTACAAAGCAGTGGGATAAGCTCCACAAATAAGGGTAGGCTAAGATACAAGTTAAAATACGATGCGTGGCGAGACTTGATAGCATATAAGATAGGTGGTCTGGAATGGTAGTATACGACAAGCAGTCCCTGAGTAGCCAACTGCACGACCACCGACTAGGAGAGTGGGTCTCCAAAGGGGTTTATTATTTTGCCCTGTTCATAACTCGCTCTCCGCCTTGCTTTACAATGCTTTTGCTGGTAACTAAACTATATATAGTAATAAATTAGAAAGGAGAAATTATGGAAAACGAAACAAAATTGAAAACTATTAACGTCGATGTAAGTTTTATTGGTGAACCAAGATACGAAGATATTGATTATACAGAGTTTTACAGACGATGGAAATCTGTAAGAAATAATATCTTATCCTTACATACAATCAAAACTAGCGATAAAGTTGACCAATGCGTAGCTTTATTTGATGAGTTAGTTGAAGCAAGTTTTAATAGAACTTGGGAACTACAACAAAAAGATAAGGAGTAATTATGGGATTAGATTGTTATATAGTGCATGTATGGTGGTAGTGGTTTACTTTGGCTAGTTTGCCTAATATACTATATATAGTTTAAATAAAGAAAGGAGAAAGATTATGATATGTTCTTATTGTAGAGACCCACAGTGTAGAGTCCCCGAGCCACGTGCTCGATTAGGTTATACTACCTGTATTGATTGTGGCGAGAAAGTTGCTTCCGACCTTGCGGAGCGACGTAAAAAACAGATTGCACCTGCTTATAATAAAGGTGCTTATCAGTATATTACATTAGACGATACTAAAACTATTGGGAGGTAGTTATGAGTGATGATTTAAAATCGAATATTAGAATCTGTAAAGATGTCTATGACACCAAACTGGGTAAAGGAAACTGGGCGTTGACTAATTATGGTGGGGGGACTAAAGTTGTTGTAAGAAACGAAGAAGGTTACCACTACGGATTTTGTCAACTTAAACAAACTATGGTTGATGATATTAACAAACATTTCAATAACGATGAAGAAACTTTATTAAGACATAGCTTTGGAGGTAAAGATGGAAAGTGAATATAAATCTTATTTTGACTTGTTAGATACTATGCAAGAATCAGGACAGATGAATATGTATGGTGCAGCACAAATGTTACGTGAATTAGATGATGATTTAAATAAAAAACAAGCTACGGATATTGCTGTAGCTTGGATGAAGCATAAGGTAGTAAGCGATGACTAGGTCAAAACAAGAAACCTTGGCAAATTTGAGGGCTAATAATATAGAGCCTGATAAAGATTTCTTAGACGATTTTGTAAAGTTTAGCGACCGAACACAAGATGACCTTATTAAGACTTTTTTGAAGTTTCCACATATAGAAAGTAGATATAGGTTTATAGATAGGAGTAAATTATGAGTGAAGATTGTAAAGGTAGAAGAATTAGTATTGGACCATGTGATATAAGGAATAGTTACAAAATAACTGCAGACGGAGTATTACAAAGTATACTCGAATGTGAGATTTGCGGTAGAAGAGAAGTAGAATTATTTACCGATAAATATCCAGAAACCCATAAATATTATAATGTGAAGAAGCCCAATGCCAGATAGAGATGAATTAGTTATAGCTATGCTTTGTTGGTTTTTAATCGGATTATGGATTTATATCTATTATTAAACTGCTGTTTTATTTTGTCTAAAATGGTAGTTATACTTATATAGTAAAAAAAAAAATAATTAATTCATAGAAAGGAGAAAGATATGACAGAAATAACTAAAAAAGATATGATACATGAAGATGTATTCATGCAAAAGAACGACCCTGAGAAACTTAGGGTTGAGGGTATAATCCAAAGTCTTACGAGTCATTTGACTGACGATGATAAGATTGGTTACCACTTTGGCGAATGTGATGGACACGATGAGGAGCACTTTGAAGCACTCATGGAAGACTTACCAAATGATGCCCAGTGGCACACTATCTACGATAGCTCTAGGTTTCCCGTCTTCGATGGTTATAGTGGTTATAGTATTATCGAAGTGGCTCATGTGCCTAATAATGATTGCTATTACTTAACTTTGGCTATGGGTGGCTCGTTAGGTAGTAGTGCTCTTACTGAGTATTTTAAGATTCCTATACATGGTAATAAGTGGGCTTTTTCGGTATGAGTGCTTAGGTTGTTTTACTATGGTAAAACTCCTAGCTATACTATAAGGGTATTAAAAAAGAAAGGAGAAAATTATGAACGATACACCAGAATTTGAAGGAATAAATAGCCCTAGCGAAACGCTAGACGCTAAGATTTTTAGTAAAGCTTACCCTAAAGAATTAGCCGAAAAGTTGAATGGTGGGATTCCTGTAGTCGCCGATTTCTTTATTGTCGGTAACTCTACTATTATGCGTTTAAATGTTAATGATGGCTATCATGCTGTCTATCATTTCGAAAAATGCCCTGCGGTCTTAACTGCTAATCAATGTGAATCTAAGTTTGATTCTATGGTTAAAGTCGACGCTGAATGGGTCGAAGAAACTGAGAAGCGTAGAGCTTCATAAAGTGTAAGCCCTCGCTTAGTGCGGGGGTTTTTTATGCTCGTATTAATCTGATATTGGATATATCGTATTAGTGTTTTTAAAAATAAAAAAGTTTTTTGTAAAAAATCTTCAAAACTACTAATATTTCTAATATTCTAATAGAATCAGTCTATAACTCTCTTTGTTACTCTATTCTTTGACTTTTCAAATCTAATAGATTTTCTATTAGTTATTAGAAACTATGGTAAGATTACTAGAGGGCACGAGAAAAGTAATTTGAAAATTATCTTTTTCAATATATTTGTAATATCATTTGCTACAGCGAGGTATTACAATGAAAAAGCTAACTTATACTCATTTAGTTCCAACAGAAGATGGAAAAGCATTCGTTGACCAACAGGGTAAGACGTGGCAACCACTTAATTCAAAACAAAAAAGATTTTGTAAAGAGTATATCAAAGGACAAACAGCTACTGAATCGGCTATAAAAGCAGGCTATACCAAAGATAGGAAGGGTGCTAAAACACAGGGCAGTGTATTACTCAATCATAACCCAGTTGTACGAAACTATCTCATTGACTTGGAAATCCAAGCCTCAGAGAAGGAAGCAGTTTCTCTTGAGAACCACCTGTCCACTCTACACGACCTACGAGAAGAAGCCAAGGACCAAGGTCAAATATCCGCTGCTATCACTGCAGAGGTCCATCGAGGCAAGGCAGGAGGACTCTACATCGATAGACGTGAGATACTCACTGCTAAAATCGATATGATGTCCAAAGATGACATACTCACTCGCCTCAAAGAATTGATTGCAAAAAAGACTGATAACATTATCGAAGGCGACTTCACCAAGAACCACTGACCGACGGAACGATAGACGGACTTTGTTCTGTTCTTTTTACTCCTTTACTTTGGTACCAATCCACGATATGATATAACTATATTAACGGGGTAGTTCCCACTATTTAGAAAGGAGAATATTATGAAAATAGATAAAAACTTCAAAGCAGCTAACCAAAAAGGGACTGCTAACTTTAACGCAGTTGTTACATTAGTAGCAACGCCTGAGGGTAAGTTTCCTGCCCAAGCTGGGAAAATAATCGAGGCTTTACTAACTGCGAAAGACTACAGTCTTACAGTTGGTGAGTTAGTTGGAACTGATGGTTCGACTGAGTCTGCTTTAGAAAAAGCTGGACTGGTTACAGTTCAAACACCAATGGATATCTGGACTCATTACAGAGCTAGATTAGTCGAAGAAGGATTGATTACAATTAGCTAACCTTTGACTGGTTCCAAAGGGCGACTTCGGTCGCCTTTTTTGTGCTCTACTCTAGTCTACTCTATCGCTCTACTCTATCCCTCGCCTCTATCGATCTTTGTCCTACTTTATCCTTCTCCTCTTTCTTTCCGTCCGTCCGTCCGTCTTTCGCAAATAATAAATAACTTAACTAACTTAACTAACTTAAATAACTTATATAAATTATATATAAAAAAAGTACCTTTAATTTAGCCTAGGGTATTGTAATCTGTCTAAAAATCATTAATATAATAACTATGACAAATAAAAATAATCCTAATAAAGGTGCGGTTGATACAACCAAGAAACAAAATGTGTCACAATTTAAGGCTAGACAATCAAGAGCTAGACTTAACGATAAACAGCTTATCAGTATTAATACTGAAAAAGCTATGGTAGTATTTGATTCTATGCCTACGCAAGTTCAACTACTAATTATGAATATAGACCAAATTTGTATAGATAACGATATGTGTTCATTACTTATGTTAAATAATAAATGGTCTGATGAATATGACTATGAGCAAGACGCAACTACTGTCTTAGGTCATTACTTATCTAAGTTTAATAACTTAGGTAGTAAAACTTATAAAGGTTTTACAAGTGATGAATTAAATATCTTTAACCTAGGTTAATACTTAACCTAATAACCTAAGGGGCTTTTTAGCCCCTTTTTTATGTCTACTCTACTAACTTAAAAACTACCCCTTACAGGCTATCCCTATACCCCCTAGACCTACTGCTGCGCACCCACCCTCACGCCACCCTTAGTTCCAGCCTCAAAATCCTATCTACTTTACAAATAAGTCCCTAGCAAAAAATTTTGCGAAAAAAATTTTTACGGTTATACTTTTGCTATGTCAACTGACCCTAGAACAAGAGAATAC